GAAGACGAAGAAGATGACAGCGAAGAAGAGAAATAATATTTAATACATTGTTCTGATATGCCAAGCTTAAAATTAAAAATTCAATATAATAAGAATGCGGAGATGTTAATGTCTCCTACAGAATTATTAGAGAATTACTTATTTGGTATTCCTATATGTTCTAGCGACGGAAGAAAATTATCGTCTCAAGCTATATGTCAACATATAAAATCTGCTCAAACTCAAATAGAAAGTCTTTTCAGTATAAAAATAACTAGACAAGTAATTGAGGAGAACAGAGATTTTAACAGACAAGAATTTATGTCTTGGGGTTATATCAGAACAATGTATCCTATATCTTATATAGACAATCTTGAAGGATGGATAAATGACATATGTCAGATAACTTATCCTAAAGAGTGGTTATCAATAAAAAAACAAACAGAGGTAGCAATATTTAGGAACATATATTTAATACCTAATTCAGGAAGTAGAAGCGGAGCTACTATGACTCAAAATTCTATGATATACAACGGCATGTCTCCTCATTTAGGTTGGTTTGGACAAACGTTCATACCTAATTATTGGCGCCCTAGATACGTTACAGGTTGGGACAAAGTACCCGCAGATTTATTTGATTTTATCGCAAAATTCGCCGCCTTAAATGTATTGGCGATAATAGGAGATATATTGTATGGAATAGGAGTTACATCTATACAAATGAGTTTAGATGGAGTTAGCCAAAATACTCCATTGGCAAGAAGCGCGAACGGAGGTTTATTTGCAGGAAGAGTGAAACATTATTTACAAGATACTAATCGTGTTTTACCAGCCCTGAAATCTAAGTACAGAGGAATATCTTTTGAAGTAGTATAAAGATGGATAAAAGAAGTATTATATCTGATAAGCCCATAGTGATTCAAACTCCTTTAGAAGTAATCGACCCTAAAATAGGATGGAGAGTTGGAGATTTTAATCAGTTGATCACTGCACAAGGATATGACGCTTTAGTAGATAGAGCTTTAAGATGTCCATGCGTTGATAAAACTACAGGTCAAGCTCTTTCTACTTGTAAAAATTGTTCTGGTAGAGGTTGGTTTTTCGTAGATAGAACTGAAACAAGGGTTATTGCTCAACATATGGATAACAAAAAGCGTTATCAAGATTTTAGTGAAGTTAATCAAGGAACTGCTTCGATAACTACGAGAGGAGATGTTAAACCAGGTTTTATGGATAGAATAATATTGACTCAACTCGAATCTTATTATTCTGAAATATTGAATCCTATATATTTTCAAGGACAAATTTTAGCATATCCTGTATATGAACCATTATTTATAACAAATATTTATTTATTTTCATCTGACGATTCTAAATTGGTACCCGTTGAAGAAAAAGATTTTAAAATAAATGGCAATAGGATAGAATTTGACTTGGGTATTCAAGACTTAATAAACATCAATGATCCTAATATAAAAGATAAATCTGAAATACCCATCAGCATTTCTATAAGATACGCTCATTATCCCGTTTACCATGTCATAGACGCAAATAGAGAGCTTATGAAGGTAAGAGAAAGAACTTGTACATTTACAGATGAAGAGTTAAAGGACATGCCTATAAACGTATTAGCAAGGAAGGCGCATTATATATTTGATGCTCAAAAGTTTGGTGAAGATAGATTTGAAAATTCAATAACAAAATGAAACCCATAACAATAGATTTATCTGGACTACAAGATCAATTCGGTTTAGCTGCCGATTCAATTGATTTATTAACAGAAACTTGCGTTAATGCGGTTACGGCTTCTATTTATTCTAATTGGGAAGCTCTTGCAAAACAAAAACTTAATTCAACGGCTAAAGAATATATATCGAATCTCATTACAGTAGATAAAGGAAGATTTAATAAACAAATTGTATTGACGGGAGTATTACCTAATATGATTGAACAAGGAGCTTCCCCGTTCGATATAAAGGAGGGGTTCAGAAAATCTTCAAAGGTAAAATTTACTATTCCTGTTTATAACAAAAAAGGAGAGATGGTAAAAAAAGGAGGAGATTGGTATCTTACAATACCATTTCGTGTTGGAACTCCTAATGCTTTAGGCCAAGCTGGTTTTTCAGGAATAATGCCCCAAGAAGTTTATGACATTATGTTAAAAAGAGACGCGGGTAAAGGATTGCCTTCTTCTGAAATACCTTCTCCATATGAAGTACCAAAATCAAGAGAGACTATTTTAAATGAAACGGGTTCTCTTTTATATGATTCTTATCAACATAAAAATTCTGTTTATGAAGGAGTTATGAAAAATAAAGCTCAATATAATAAGACTTCTCAAAATACATATGGCTCTTTCAGAAGAGCGGGAGCTAATTCAAGTCCATTGAGTTGGATACATAGAGGAATAAAAGCGTATCATTTAGTTGAAGAAGCAATAAACGAAACAGATGTAGATACGATAGTTAGTAATGAAGTTACAAATTATTTAGATACAGTATTATGAGTGGAATATTATTACCAGAAATTGTTATTTACAATACCTTAGATTCAATAGTTAAATTATTGAGAAATGATTTAGTTGAAAATATATCAAATGATAAAGCTACTATTTTATATAAAATATTAGGTGTAGATGAAGAAGGTAATTCGATAAAAATGAATTTATACGAATATTTTAAGCAAGCTAAAAAAATGGTTTCTAAACCAGATAATTTGTCAATAAATTTTGGTTATAATCAAAAGGTTGCTCAAAGTATTTCAATGCATATATTATTGCCTTCTGAGCAGGGGAAGTCGAGTATAGGACAAGACGAAGGATATATTGAAAAAGATATTTTAGATTCTAATGGGATAAAAATTGGAACTGAAAATTATTTCACTCAGACTTATGATTGCACATATCAAATAATGATTACAAGTAATAATTCGTCTGAAGTAAATATAGTATACAATATAATAAAGAGTATGATTCTAATGCTCACAGAGCATTTAGAGATAATGGGAATACGTCTTCCATCTCTGTCAGGAAATGATATTATAATGCAAGACAATTTAATTCCCGTTCCTCTTTTTCATAAAGTTATTAATCTTTCTTTTACCTATGAACATAATGTTCCCCAACTAGTAAAAAATGAAGTCGCTAAAAAATTCTATTTTATTATTAAGGCGATAGATTATAATGATGATACTTCTCAGAATCAAGTATAGATATAAAATGATAATAAATTATATTCAATAAAAATAAAGATTATGGCAACAGTTGTGAATTTTCAAGGAAAGAACTACATTGAACCAGGATCATATGCTGCGACCGTTTATAATCCTACGTCAGTATCAAACGATGCCCAATTCGGTAACGTTATGATTATTGATACTGGTTTAAGCACGAACGGTTCGTATGAATTTTCTGGAGGTTCAGGAGTTCATGGAGAACTTAATAAGGGGCTTAAATCGGTTTATGAGTTTCAAAGTTATGAAGATTTTTTGACCTTTATAGGAGGAGGATTGGTTGGAGATATAGCTCAAAAAATATTTACTCCCATTTCTGGTTCGGCGGGTGCTCCTAAATTGTATTATGTTAGGGCTGCGACTACTACAAGCGCAAAAATAACATTAACTCTTTCTGTAGGAAACGCTTTAGTTTTAAAATGTAAAAATGAAGGAGTAGTTGGTAATGGAGTAGCCGTTTCTGGTATTCTTAAGGCTGGTTATTCCGCTAAAATAATTGCCGGCAGCGTCACTAATACTTTCAAATTACAAGTGTATAGAGGTTCTTTTGCTGGAACAGATAGTGCTGGTGAATCCTTCGGAGCTTATTCTTTGTCTGACGCGCTTCCTAATTTATTAGCCGAATCTCCTGATTGTACTACATTAGACAGTCTTTATTCGTGGGCAAGTACTAATAAATATATGTTATCTAATTTTGTTGTAAGCGAAACGGGAGTAGGAAGTACTTTGTTAACTGCCCTAGATCAAACTTTAGCAACGGGAGGAACAACCGCATTTCTAAGTGATACAGAATATGCTGATGTTTTGGAAGCTATTACTGAATTAGATATTTCTTTCTTCTTGTGCAATAACCTTAATGCCGACGCGGGTAAGGGAGTGGATGCTGCAACAAATGCTAAATTATTTACCTTTTTAAAACAAACGGCTAAATTTAGTGAATTTATGTTTGTTCCAGGAGGAAAGGATGATGATGACCTGTTTGGTGATGCTAATACTAGTGAGTCAATTGCTAAGTTTTTCAATTCAAGTCAAGTGGTAACTGTTCATGGCGCTCCAGAAGTTACTAGAAATGATCAAAATGGCACAAAGCAATTAGATCCAATATATTTAGCCGCTGCGATAATAGGATTGAATGCAGGTTCGGCTGCTCAAACTCCTCTAACATTTAAAAGAGTTGGGTATCAAAGTTTTGCTTATGATCTTAAACAAAAGGAAAGAGAACAAGCTTTGCAAGCTGGTATTATGCATGTGAGAAATGTATCTGGTTATTATTGCGTCAATCAAGGAATAACAACTCTATTAAATAATAAGAAGACTATTGCCGACGATGGACAATCTTTTGAACTATCAGTTGAATTAATAAAAGCTCAATTAAATAAGGAGTTGATATTGGATGGTCAAACTAGATTTACGGGACAAACTGCGGCTCAAGCATCTCCTGAATCAGTTAAAAATTTCACTGAAACAAAACTTGCTTCTTTGGTAGCGGCTACGGGAAATGATAATCTTCTTATAAGTTGGAAAAATGTTAAAGTAGTTGCTAAAAATAGTGACTATTTTATAACCTACGATTTTGTACCAAACGTTCCTGTAAATAAAACGTTCTTCCTTGGTAATATATTAGATTTTTCAGTTTCGGCTTAACAATTAAAAAATTAAAAAATTATGACAGGACAAAAAGTAATGAGTGCTCCTTTAGCAATCATACAAATAGATTCGGTAACTGTCGGTAAAATGAAAAACTTACGTATTACTGAAAACGTTAGACGCGGAAGAGTAACGGGAGTTGGTCGT